GACGACCCAGAGAAGATCATTCAGAACGCACTGAAGTCAGCAAAAACATTACGCCTGTTTGAATGGATTGACAGTCCTCCACACGATGGTCACCCTATTGAATTGACGCGAGAGAAGTTAAATAAATGGATTGGAAAAGCTGGATATACTCTTCGTCTTGCAGAATCTGGATGTTATGGTAATGCGTATTACAATGTTTTAACACAATGAAAGCACTTCTTGAATTTAATTTGCCCGAAGACAAGGACGACCATGCTTATGCGTTAGCAGGCGTTGACGCATTGCTTGTTATTCACGACTTGGAGAATGAAATACGAAGTAAGCTACGCTATGACGCTGGCGAGTTTTGGAATTTTGAAGTAGAAGAATATGAAGAAGACGGGAATGTAATTAAAAAACGCATGAATGCCTGCAACCATACATTGGAAAGAGTATGGAAAGTATTAAATGAGTTGAAACAAGATCGAAAACTTCCCGAACTGGTGTGATTAGCCAATCAGTAAATAGAACTATCCAGTTAGCCGAGGAAATTAGAGCCGAGGCAGACAAGGATGAAGATGTCGGCATTGTGTATGCGGCAAAGCATATTATTATCAATGCTTCAGTTGTGAAGGGAAAGATTGAATTGGATATACCAAAAGCGAAGGAAATAGTGCAAAACTATGTCCAGAGTTTGTTGGATGCGGATCAGTTTGAAGCTGCCGCTACTATATTGTGGGGTCAGCAGGTGTATGATTGGCGACCAATGTCCAGTCAAAGCACATGGAGATGTTTGTTTGATCACGATAAATTGCTGATTCAAGGTGCTGGTGCTATGGGTAAAACATTTGGTGCAGCGGCATGGTTTCTGCTGGACTGGATGCGTGACCCTCACTACACTTGCATTAAAGTTGTTTCACTTACTGCTGAACACGCTCAACGAAATGTATTTGCGGCTATTAAAAAGTTTTATACGACTGCATTAGTTAGACCAGAATTTGAAGGCAGTGAGACACTTGTAAAAAGTATACAAGCAAATAATGACTCAAAAAACGGAATTCATCTTGTAGCTGTTCCAAAAGGTGATAGTGGAACTGGAACATTGCGTGGATTCCATCCAAGTCCAAGAAGTGGGAAATCCCACCCAAAATGGGGAAGGATGAGCAGAACCCATGTTGTGTTGGACGAAGCTGAAGAAGTTCCCGCTGGAGTCTGGGAGGGTTTACAGAACATCCTGTCTGCTGCTGATACAGAAGGCGCAAAAGGCCGAATCAAAATATTTGCGGCAAGTAACCCCAAAGATCGAACAAGCGAATTTGGCAAGCGTTGTGAGCCAACAGCAGGATGGGGATCAATTGACTGTGAGGATGATTTTGAGTGGAAGAGTCGAGATGGATGGCAAGTGTTGCGGCTCGATGCGGCAAGGTGCGAGAATGTTATCCAAAAAAAGATAATGTTCCCCGGTCTTCAAACGCATGAAGGCTACCAAGCATACGAATCCAAAGGAAGAACTGCCGAGTATTTTACAATGGCAAGGGGATGGTTTCCTCAAGAAGGTGTATCGATGGCAATTATTACTCCGAGCATGATGGACAATGCTATGGGAGTTACTCGTTTTGTTGGGCCTGTAGTGCCTCTCTGTGCGTTTGATTTAGCTTTAGAGGGCAATGACCAAGTAATTTGTTCTTACGGCAGATTTGGGTTATCTGATGGATATACGCCAATGAGTGGCAAGTTTGTTGATTACAAGAAACCAAAGGTTGTTTTACAACTTGACTCACAGATTCCTTTCCCAAAGGCGGCAACATTGGAGCAGTCAGCAAATATTGTCAGATTCTGCAAACAAATGCGCATTGCTCCAAACTGGGTATGCGTTGATCGAACAGGTAATGGAGCAGGCATACATGATTCGTTATCTACATTATTTGGCGATGTATTGGGTGTTAACTACTCAACCGCTGCTACGGATACACATATCTTGGGTGATGACTCATTACCAGCATCACAACTTTATTCTGGGGTTGTAACTGAATTGCTTTTTGGTTTAGCAAAATATTTGGAGTTTGAATATCTAAAAATCTCTCCGGGGTTTCGTAGCGAGGAGTTAGTCAGACAAGCTACTGGAAGGCGATACAAGCAAAAAGGACAAGGATTGGTTCGTGTAGAAAGCAAAGGAGATTATTGCAAACGAACAAGGCAACATTCCCCAGACGCATTAGATTCTCTATCATTATTAGTGTTTTTGCTGCGTCAACGGGGAGGTGCAATTGCGACTATGAATGATGCAAAACCTACTTTGCCAGAACGAACAAAAGCCTTGCAAGGCATCGAAAAAATGGAATATATTGATTTTTCTGAATAATTATGCCAAAACCAATTGAAGGAATAATTCCTCCGCATGGATTTCACTATATTGAAAGTGATGTAAATATTACTGGTAGTAGTTATAAAAACCTACTACAAAATGTCACAAACTATCGTGCTGAAAATCATTTGCCAGTTGGTGATGTTGAGGGAGATGTAACAAATTATATTTGTGGAAATTGGCCGCACTTCTGTCATGGGGTAGATATGGTTATTGTAACGAGTATTAATACTCCAACAAATACTACTGACTTGATGAATGACATTTCCACTTGGGCAAAAAACATTCTTCATTCCAAGGAACGAATTAATTTAGTTAGTGATGAACTTGCAGAGGAGCGAGCCAAAATTTGTCGGCAATGTCCCAATAATGTTAATTGGCGTGGAGGATGTTCATCATGTATTGCATCAACTGATCGTATTTGCGCCAGCATTCGGAACGCAAGGGATACAAAATCATCAACAGTTTTAGGTGGATGCAAGGCACTTCGACACGATAATCGTAGTGCGATTTTCTTTGACAAAGACAATTTATCAGTATCAAATGATTTGCCAGATTTTTGCTGGCTGAATAATAAATAATTATGGCAGATGTTCTAAAACCGCTTCCCGCACTTGTTACCGACACTTACGCTAACAAGGCTCCTCGCATTGCAGATAATCAAACTAAACCGAGGACACTTAATCTTAATGTTGTTGATCAATCTCCCACAAGTAACGGAGATACTGTTGATCCAAAAACGCTTGAGGTTAGACGCACATTTAAAGATGCAGCGCAAGCACATTCTGCTTATCGTCGTTTGAAACAACAGAATGTTGAGAGGAATCGTAAGAATCAATTGATTCAGAAGAAACTTAACAACGAACCTCCATATAGCGCAAAGAAGTTGGAGAGCATGGGACAAAACTGGAGGAGCAATCGTCCTACCGGATTTTTGTCCACAATGGTTAGCCGCATTCAGCCTCCATTTAAACAGGTTATTGAGCAAGCTCCAACCTTGACATACACAAAGTTTCCTGTTGAGGGAGTTGATGCTGAAAACAAGACCAAGATTTTCCGAGAGGAAATTACCAAGTGCATTCGTGGATGGCGAGGTCACGATGATATTGTAGCACAAGTTGTTCACGAAAATACTACATTTGGGTTTTGCGCTTTAGCTTGGGATGACTTGCGTGATTGGAAACCAGAGTTTCTTCGTCAAGATTATACTTTCTTTTCTATTGAAACCCCCCAAGAAACTGAAGCTACACCGATTTGGGCAAGGAAGCGCAGGTATCAAATTGCTGAATTGCTTCCAATTCTTGAAGACCCACAAATGTCAGCAATGGCAGGATGGCATATTAAAAATCTTGTTAAATCAATCAATAACGCTATTCCTGCTGGACGCACACTTGACGCTGATGACGATGCCCGTCGATACGAAGACTGGATTCGTGAAGGATCATATGGCGCATCCTACGAAAATGATGCAAAGTATGTAGAGCTTGGCGAATTGCTCATTCGTGAACCTCACGGCAAGATTAGCAGATTTTTGTTTGACGATAAAAGTGGTGATGAGATTTGCACACAGCTTGATCGTTACAGCAAAATGAGTGAGTGTATTGCATTGTTCAGCGTTGAGATTGGTAGTGGCGCATTGATGAGTTCCCGTGGAGCAGGACGCGATTTGTATAACACTCACATTGCTGTTGAGAAGGCTCGAAACCTTGTTGTAGACAATTCTTATCTCAACGGAATGCTGTTGCTTAAGAAAGGCCCGAATGCAAAAGCTGGAGCAATCCCGCTAACTGTTCATCATCCTGTTGCCTATATCGCGGAAGGATATGAGGTCATTCCACAGAATATGCCAGCAAACATCCAAGATTTTATCAATCTGGATCGGTTTGTTTCTGGTCTTGCTGAAATTCAGATTGGAACATTTCTTCCAAGTTCTGCTTTGGGAATGCGTGATCAAAAGGTAACTGCTTCTGAAATTAATCGTGTTGCTGCTATTGAAAATCAAATCCGCGAAGGAATCTTGATGCGCTTCACCAAACAATTTAGCAGGGCAGTTGAGCGTATGCAACGAGGCATCTGCCATCCAGAGCATATTAGGGCTGCTTCTGAATTGAAGACTAAATTGGACATTGCTCGCCAGATGGTTCCTAATGCTGTTTGGGCAAGGGCAGATGTTGTTGAAGCATTTGATCGTAGTGTGATGGAATTGCCATCATTTATGGTTCCATTCCAAGTTCCAGATCATTTGGATGAAGATGCTATTTCTTGCGTTTTAAATATGCTGGAGCGCAATCTTCCTCCATCTGATATTCTTCTCATGGCATATAGTCCTGCTGAAGAGTTGCTGCCAGATACGCAAGCGCAGAATGATCAAATTCTTGACATGATGATTCAGCGTTACACTGGAAATCCTAATGTTAACCAAGACGAATTGCTCAAGTTGGATTGGAGTCGGAAACTTGGTGAGAGTATTGCGAATTCAGTCATTCTTCCAAAAGATCAAGTTGAATCGCTTGCTATTGAGGCAACCCGCCAGCAGATTATCGAACTTCAAAGCATTATTGCAGGACAAGAAGTTCCTGTATCTCCACGCGATAACGATATGATCCATTTGAATGTCATGGCGCAAAAGCTGATGCCACTCATAGAAAACGCTCCAGCAGGTTCATTGCCTCCAGAAATGGTTCAACCGCTGAACAAAGCATTGGAGCATTTCATGGGGCATATTGGTCAAGCAGAGGCCAAAGGAATGGATGCAAAACAACTCTCTGAATTTAAGTCTGCCGCACAACAAGCATTTGAGCATCTTACCGCAGGGCATGGAACTCCATTCCCAGAAGATTTGATGCCAGCAGCAGGAGGAGGAATGCCAATGCCCGGAGCAAGGACTGGTCGAGTTGCACTTGGTCAATCACGAGAAGTTGGCAAGGCATCAGAAGAAATACCAACGCAATTTGGAATGGTTAACGATGTAGCCAATCCTCCTAAACCTCCAACGGCAGGATAAGATTATGGGGGGAGCAAATACACAACAACAATTAAATCCTAATTCTCTTCGTCCAGACGGAACAAAGAAGGGAAGTGGATTTCTTGGTGGCATGAAAAGACTTGATGATCCAAGTGGTGTATCAAGCGAAATCTCTATTGGAGTAGATTGGGGAAGTGGAGAAAAACTTATTCCTACAATGGTTCCAACACTTGATAGTAATGAAATAAAATACTTGCTTTCTACTCCAGAAGATAAAATATTTACAAGTAATCCAGAATTAGGTAAAAAAATTGAACAAAAAGCAGTTAGATTTGCAAGAGAAAGAGAATCGAAAGGATTGCCTTTTTTTGCACAAGAAAACGAATCTCCAAAACAACAAACAAATATTATGGGCGGCGCAAACACACAAACACCACAACCTACTCAAGTAGAAGATTCATATAATCCAGCAGTTCCTGCGAAAGCAGAAAAAACATATTCTCGCCTTGCTAAACAAGGAATGAGTGGGTCTGGAGATGAATCTTTTGCAAGTTACATTGCTATGGGAAAAGATATTTACGGAGATTTGCGTTCACAAGCATCTAAAATGATTAGTCCTAATTTGTTTGGACGCGATGCATCTGCTCCAGCCACTCAAGAAACACCAAATAAATAATGAATTGGACAAGCGAAGACTCTGCTAAATTCAGAGACTACTTGCAGAAAAATGGATTTAGGTTTAGGTCATATCTTCAATCCATCATACCTACTTGTGATGGAAAAACTATTGAAGAGGTTGCATTGCAAGCTAAATACAAAGAAGGATTCGAGAAAGTTTTGAAGGAAATAGATAGTATTATTTCCGACAAAAACAACGAAGATGATGCTTCTAATGGTAACTTTACAACAATGTAATTATGGGAGGTCATTCAACCCAAAAATATCCAGTTGTTACTGCTAAAGATTTAGGTCTTGAAAATTATTTCAAGTCAAATCCGAATGTTGCTGGAATGGCATGGGGAGGTGGATTGAATGGAAGTGACACAAAAGAACCAAGGGTTGTTGCAATAAATGATTATAGTCCTAATCTTAAAACTCCAGAAGCAAAAGAATCCTTGATTCAGAATGAAAGAATCAGACACAATATGGATGAAAGCAAATGGAAGGCAACATTTGCTATTACTCCAGAACAAACAGAATGGGCAAAATCTCTTGGAGCATATGCAAATAATCCAGACTTGCTAAAACAAACAATTACTGCAAGAATTGCAACTGGAGATTATGTTCCGTCACCAACTGCTGAACAGATTAAATCTGCTAAACAATTTGAAAAATAATTATGGCAAAAACTAAACAACAAGGTTTGTGGGCTAACATTCATGCTAAACGCGAGCGCATTGCTGCTGGCAGTGGTGAGAAGATGAGAAAGCCCGGAAGCAAAGGCGCACCTACAGCAAAAGCACTGAAACAGTCTGCCAAAACTTCTAAAAAATAATTATGGCGGCAATCAAGAAACGCTTTACCAAGATTGTTACAAACAAATCAACTGGCAGAACTCGCACAGTTAAATACGGACAAGCTGGTAAGGCAGCAGATGGTGGAGATCGTATTCAGATCGGAAGAGCG